ATATTCGAAATGATAATAACTTTGATTAAAACGCATATAGATAAATTTCTAAATGTATTAACCGTACTACTATGAATCTGACTTTCTTAAAAAGTCACTGCAATCCCAAACAGAAAATGCAATCATGCTAAATCCCCGTAGGCTACCTGGTCTACGGGGGTTTTCTCTGTCAAATTATACCTTATCCTGTACATTTAGATACGGAGGATTAATATAAATGGAAAAGAAAGACTTTCTAGTTGAGTTATCTAAGATGACTCATAAAGAACTTAATGACTTTATTAAGTCTAAAGGTAAAATCAAGTTAGTAGAAGCTATTATAGAGAATGCTAAGTCATTCGATTAGTTAATTATTAATACCCTAGTGTATTAAAATATAACACATGTAACACAAATGTAATCGAAATGATTCCCATTATTTTATTAGGAGGATTGAATCATGGAAAAAGAAAAAACAGTTCTAGCACTGATTAAAGATGTGCGAGACAACTTAACAAATGCATCTGCTTCTCATAAAGATGAAGTACGTGTTATGCAAGCTTTCTTAAACGATACTTCTTATGAAGTAGGAGTTTATGACAAAACTGGTAAAGTTGGTACAGTAGCACCAGCTAAAGAATTCCGTAGCGTTATCTCCAATGCTATTGTAGCTACAACTAAGATTAGCAAAGAAGAAGCTGATTCCTTGGTAGCTGGTTATGAAGCTAAAAAATCTGATGCGGAAAGTATGTTAACAGTATCCAAAGAATTCTTGAATACATACTTACAGACCAACCGTAAAATTGGTCTTGGTGGACGAGAAAAATCTAATGTATCTTTGATCAAAAAAGAAATCAAAGAATCTACACGCTCTTACCCTAAACAAGTTGGTGTAGATAATGCTGGCAAACCAATCTATGAAAAAGCTGAAGTTAAAGTTAGTCCTTATGATTCCATTAAGGTTTCTAGCCCATGCCCAGCTTGGATTAAAAAATAATTCATCATCAAATAATTATTTTTAGTATTTTAAAACAAATAAGATATTACAAAGTTCAAAAACCATAAAATCTGCTAAAGACATTTCCCTAAGATAGTTCATCTATCTTAGGGATTATCTTTTATACATTATAATGAGATGCTTTAGACATATTAGCTTTTTAACACAATGGATACATATAATTGTAGGATGTGCAGTGGTTCGTACTTTTTCTATTTTACCTCAACCATATAAAGAGCATAATAAAATCATAGTTCATCCTACCATATTATATTCAATCCAAACTGATACAGTATTCCCCTAAGGGCTATGAAAGCCCTTAGGGATATTGTATTGTCAAACATATAGGTAGTGTACGTTGTTGCTACCAGTACACGTATGTTTCATTACAATTTTCCTCGATAATATATACTTGCCCAAGGGTCTTAATGGTCCTTGGGCGGTATATATTGTCATTTTGAACATTAGGATAATCTTATAAGAAAGGAGGACCTTATATTGGGACTCAAGATCACAAATTATCTTAAGAATCTTGGTAAGTCAGTAAAGTATGCTGCTATCGAGGGATTTAAGACGAATTACGATACTACATATAAATCGTTTGATCAAGCTAGTACCGCTACTAAAGAAACAGTAAATGCTATCGTTAACTACAGACAGACTTTCAGAAAAGCTCAAGAGTATTTAATGAAAACATCTGCTTATGAAGCGTCTAATCTAGCTCTCAAAAGTGCCAAAGAAGACTTAAAATCTGGTAAGCTCTGGAACCAAGATCGTGCCGATAAAGTCATGTTTGGTGGAGATGATGATGATTTTGACTGGAACTTTGATGAAGACTCTATAGGTGGAGATGATAGTGATAGTGGCTTAGATATCACTGATGGTGATAGAGCTGTAGCTAAAACTGTACATGAAGCATCTAAAGCTAATGCTGATCAAATTTCTGGTACTATCTTGAGTGCAGCTAAGTATAATGCTGATGTAACTAAACAGACTGCATCATTTATGTTTGCACAGCAAGAACGATTATTTGGTAATTTAAATAACTCTATTATGGGTCTTGGTACTACAATGGGTAATATGCAAAACTTCATGACTACAAACATGCAGACGCATATTGAAAACTCAACCAAGTACTTTGAAGAGTCGACTAAATATCAACGTGAAAACAATGCTATCTTGAAAGAACTCCTTGATATGGAACGTGAACGTTTCAAAGAATGGAATACTGATAGAGATGCAGAGAAGAAACGTCAAGATAAAGGGCTCAAACAAGATATCACTGATATCCTATCCAATGGCGTAATGGATTGGGGTGCTTATGGTAAGCATCTTAAAAAGGGATTCATTGACCAAGCTGAGAATTTTGGTCTTAGTATGATTAGCAAAGAAATGCTTATGGGTATGGCTGCTAATCCACTACAATATATTCCAGCGTATCTAGTCCAAAGAGCAATGGGTAAACCATTAGAGAAAGCTATTGGTGGATTCAATAAAACCTTAACTGGTTTATTTAATCAAATCAATGCTGATCTATTACGCTCTAAAGACAAAGAGGGTATGGGTGGTATTCTAGCTAGTATCTTCAGTGTTAAGATAGCTAATAAAGATAAGATTGATACTAGTAAATACTTTAAAGGTCAAGTACCTTTTGATGGTATGACTCGTAAATCTATCGTAGAAGTTATCCCAGCTTACTTAGCTCGTATCGAATCACTCTTGGGTGGTGAAGAACGTATCTATGACTTTGATAAAGGTAAATTCTCTTCATTAAAAATTCTTGAAAGAGAAAAGAAAAGAAGAGATAAATCTTATAAAGATAGAGCTGGTTCTGGTATTAGAAATGCATTAGAAGAAGATATTAAGAGAATAGCTAAGTCCAAGAAACTATCTGCTAATGAATTAAAACGATTAACAGATATGATTCCTGATGTTGAAGAAAGACTTTGGAATAGTAAGGGTTCTTTTGATGAAGTAATGGAAGCTTATGGTGATGACTCATTCGGTAAATTACTTAGATTCCTACGGATGAATAAGAACTCTAGAACTTATAAAGAATCTAAGACTTTAGCTGCTGAATATGCTGATGCTTTCCGTAGTCAAGCAGAGTATTATCAAAACCAAGAGAAGGCTGGTTGGTCTCCTGAAGCTATGATGAATAATCGTAGCAAAAATAGAGATGGCGGTAAAAGTGCTATTCAAGCTAATAATGAAATGATGAGCAAAGCAATGGCTAGTCAAGAATCTATCTTTAAAGCTATGCTTTCTGAACTTTACTTAATTCGTACAAGCGAATTCCGTAAAGGTAAGAAGCTTGGTGTTAGAAATAGACTTAATGCTACTGCTGCTCCAGATTACATTGATACTGACTTTATCAAATATAGTGTCTTAAAAGAAAATCGTGCTGAAACGATAGAAGAGACTTATGAAAAAGTTAAAGCCAGTAATCCATCTAGACCTAAAGATGCTCCAGTAGACCCAGATGATGTTGGTAAGACTTTAGATGAAGTTGATATTAATAAACTTGGTAGTGTCTTTGATAAAGGAGATAAATCTAAGTTTGGTAATGTAACTAACGCTAAAGGTCTTAAAGGTAAAGGTAAAGCTGCTTTAAGTAACTGGTATGAAATACTTAAGAACCCTAGATTATTCGCTGCTGAAGTTATTACTAAAGTAGATGATAGTTTATATGAATTCTTCTTTGACCATGAAACTGGTGAAAAAGATGAAGATGGTGAACAAATTCGTGGCTTCTATGATAAGATGGCTTTTGAATTAAAAACCACTTTCAATAAAGTTAGAGATTGGTTAGATAAGAAATTCTGGGAACCTATAGTCAAAAAAGGCTGGGGTAAGATTAAAGACTTCGCTAAAGACTTTGGTCTAGACTGGTTTAATGATGCTAAAGATTCTGCTAAAAATGCTCTAACTGGTGCTGGTAGTAAATTAGCTGAATTAGTTCGTGGTAAACCAGGAATGAACCCTCTTCAAGCTGAAGCATTAGCTAGATCTATAATGTTTGGTCCTGCACCTAAAAGTTTTCTAGATCCAGAAGATCAAATAAAGAATATTGCGGCTGGATATCAAGCAGCTTTTGATCAATCATCTGCTTCTAAACAACCTAAATTTAAACCGGTTAGCAATAATAATAAGGGTGCTCCAAGTTCTACTGGTACTCAATTCGAAATATTAGCTAAACGGGCATTTAATCATAGAGATGGTTATGCATTTGGTTCTCTATCTGTACCGCATACAGCATTGACTACTGTATCTAAAGGCGAGTTAATTATCCCATCTGATTTGAATCCATTCAACCCAGATATAGATAAAGCTGATCGTAAGAAAGATAAACAAGATGAATTACGATTAAGAAATAAAATCTTATCTCATGCTGAAGGTGGTAACTTACTTGATACTGGTAAGAATTTCTTACAAACAGTAAAAGATAAAGCTCCTGAAGGAATGATTCAAGGTAATACTGTAAGAGAAGTTGTCGGAAGTGCTTTAGAATTTGCTGTTGGCAAATTATCAGGTAAAGTTGAATCAACTGATGGTAGTGCTTTAGGTCAAGCTGCTAATGCTTTTGTATCATCTGCTTGGAATACAGGCTTAGATAAAGTAGAAGATTATTCTAAGACTATTGATCCAGAGGTAGGTAAAGCTCTCTCTAGCGATATAGCTAAACTTAGAGGTAATAGTGCTAAATTTACTGGTCGTACTGGTGTAGCAGCCGGTGCTGGTGCTTTAGGTGCAACTGCAATATTTGGTCCTGGAGGATTGTTAGCTGGTGCTGCTATTGGTGCAGCTGCTAATATTATCCGTGAAAGTGATACTGCTAAGAACTTCTTATTTGGTAAAGAAATGGCTGATGGATCTCGTGAAGGTGGTCTAATTAGTCGTAAACAACAAGCACTATTTAAGAAGTATATGCCTGACCTTGGTAAAGGTGCAGCTGCTGGCATTATTCCTAGCTTAATGCTTGGATTTGGTCCAGTTGGTGCTATTGCTATTGGTGGTGCTTATTCTCTTGCTAAGAATAATCAAAAAGTTAACGAAAAGATTTTCGGTAAAACTTATTATGATAAAGATGGCAATGAAATAGGTCGTAAAGATGGATTGATTCCTAAGAAAGTACAAGAATACGTTAAGAAAAATATACCTAAGATTGCAGGGTTTGGCGGAGCAGCTGCTTTACTAGATCCTACAGGAATGGGTTTATTAATGAACTTTGGTCTTGGTGCTGGTTTAGGTCTTATTGGTACATCTAGTAAATTCCATGATATGATTCTTGGTAAGAAGAATGAAGATGGTGAACGTGAAGGTGGTCTCGTAGGTGCTTTAAAAGACTACGTAGTAAATCCATTACGTCGCTTCGGTACAACTTTATATCAAGATTTCTATAAATTTATGGATTATAACTTATTTAGTCCTCTTAAAGGTACTGGTAAGATGCTTGCACAAGTCTTTAAGAATATGGGACGTAGCATGAAATATGGTATGTTTAATATCTTAGAGAAAGCATTTGGTGGTCCATTCAGTATGCTAATTGGTAAGCAAGTAAATGATATGCTTCTTAAACCTTTAGGAAGAATCCTTGGAACTACTTTCGGTGGTATTGGTGATTTAGCTAAATTTGCAATCGGTAGCCCTATTAGAGGTATCGGTTGGGGATTAAGAAAATTCAATAACTGGGGTAATAGAGGATTAATTAAGAGAGGTCAAGCAGATCATTTAAGTGCTAATGAACGTCTTAACCTAATGGAAGGTAGAAATTATGCTAATCGTGAACGTGATATGGCATTAGCTACAGCTTCTGTTGAAGACTTAAATACACTTGAAAGTAGCTTAAGTATCTTTAATAGTCAATTTAAAATTGGTGGTGGTGCTGAACGCTCTACTATCAAACGTCTAGAAAGTAAGATTAAGAAATACTTACCAGCTTCTGCTGTTAAGAAAGTTTGTCAATTTGCTTATGATGGAAATACTAGAGATGCAGCTGCATTTATATCTAGTTTAGATATCCCTGCAAATGATAAGAAAGCTGTAATGAATGCATTTGAAAAAGAAGTAGAATTCATTCAAGCTGCTAGGGGTAGAAAGAAATTTAGCGATGAGCAAATGAAAGCTGCCCATGAAACTCTTAAGAAGTATAATATTGATCCTACAGATAGAAAATCCTTAGGCATTGCATTAGACCAAGTAAGTGCTGAACGTAGTCGTGCTGAAGATGCTGAACGTTTAATTGGCAAAAATGGTGAAAAATTCACTACCGAAGAAGCTAAGAATGTAGCTGAAGGTATGTCTCAAACCAATGATATCTTATCTCAAATTAGAGATGCTTTAATTAAATCTGAAAATGGTGCTTATGATAAAAACTATTATGATGATTTAACTAGAGCTAAAGATGAAGAAACAGTTGAAATGTTTAGAGGTGAAGTTGATTCTGATTCAAGAAGATTTATTAATCAAAACTTAGGTCATCTTGACGTTACCGGTAATAATGCTTCATTTATTATGGGTAAGAAAAATAAACGTAAGTTAAATGCTCTTAAGAAACTTCCTGAAGGTACTAAGATTGATTTAGATGCTTTATCTAAATTAAGTACTAAAACTCTTAAACGCTATTCTCAACTTGCTATGGTAATGGGACCTACAGCTATTCAATCTATTGGTGATCCTGCAGCTTTAGCTCCAGAAAAAATTGCCGATGGTGCATTTAAAAGCTTGGTTAAAATTGCTACTTATCTTGGTAGACATGATAAAGATTTCAACTTTAAATCTCCATTATCCAATTATATAGGAATGTCGGCTGAGCAACTTAAATATTTTGAACAGCTTATCGACTATGGTATGGATCCATCTATCTCTTCTCAAGCTGCAGACTGGGCTTGGGATAATAGATGGCAATTTACTAATGCTAGTACTCCAGATGAACAAGTTGCATTCACTAGAATGATTGGTGATATTACTAAATCTACTGCAACTAATAAAGCTGCTGGTGCTGCAGCGTCTACTGTAGCTGGTAATGCTGCTAATATTGCTCCTAATACAGCTGCTGCTAGTCAAGCTAATGAAATTGCTCAAACTGGTACTAGTCAACATAAGGAACGTTCTGTTGATGCTGATGGTAATGAAACCTATGAATCTACAGACGGCTCTAATAATAAAGCTGATACTGAATCTGCTCATGATAAGAAGAAAGAAGAAGATGCTAAAGATGAAAAGAATGCAGAACGTCAAGGTTCTATCTTCTCTAAAGCTCTTGGTAAACTTAAAGGATTTGGTGATTCTGCTAAAGAAGGTGCCAAAAATGTTAAAGAAAAATCTCAAGGCTTCTTACATGATATAGTAGATGGAATCTTTGGTAAAGGCGGTGGATTATTTGGTGGTCTAGGAACTATCCTTGGTGGTGGTTTACTATTATCATTCTTAGGTCCAATGCTTCCAGAGATTGGTAAGATCTTAACTCATACTTTATTACCAGCAATTGGTGGATTCTTAAAGAATACTGTAATTCCTTTATTCGTTAAAGGTGTAGGTAGTGCTCTTGGAGGATTGCTTGACGGCTTTATTGGTAAAGAAGAACAGCAAGAAACCGATGAAAATGGTAATCCTGTATTTAATCCTGATGGTACTCCTAAAATGAAAACCACATACAATCCTACATTGGGAGGTATGGCAGTCAATGGTGGTGTCTTAGGTTTCTTAGGATATAAAACATTTAAAGCTGGTAGAGCTATCTATAAAGGTGTCAAAGGTATCGGTAAAGGTATTGGCGGCGGTTTAAAATTAGGTAAAGCTGGATTTAGTTTTGCTAAAGAACTTAAACGTTCTAAGAGCTTTGGTAAATCTTGGAGAGCTGGTAAGTTTGTCTATAAGAATACTAAACTTGGTAAAGATATAGGTAAAATTGCTAAGTCCTCTGAAGATGCAGTTAAAGCAAGTCGTTTAGGTAAGTTATCTTCATCTATTATGAGTAGAGCTTTCGGTGCATCTAAAGAAGGTTTATCTAAGATTGGCTGGGCTATTCGAGATAGAGCCGGTGTTGCTGGATCTGCATTACTAGATGGTACTGCTAAGAATGCTGTTAAGAGTAGTGGCTTATTCTCTAAAGCAGCAGATTTTGTTAAATCTGGTATTAGTAAAGTTGGAGAAGTTGCTTCTAAAGCTGCCGATAAAACTATGGACTTCTTAAAAGAAATCTTAACTAAAGGTATCGAAAAGATATCTACATATATACCTAAGTTAGCTGAGAAAGGTGCACAATTTGCTCCTAAATTAGCTACTATGATTTTAGATGGCATTAAAGGTTCTGCTAAATTTGCTAAACTTTTAGCTAAAGCTGGTACTTATGTAGGCGTTACTGCAATTACTGCTGGTATTGGTGGTATCGTAATTGGTATCATTACAGCATTAGACTTGGCTGCTTCTGTAACTACAGGTATTAGTCGTTGGTATAACGTTGCCGAATGTCTTGCTGACGAACAACCTCCAAATGACGATGTTAAATGGGTAGCTGGCTTAGCATCTGCCGTTGACTCAGTATTATTTGGTGTAATCGGACCTCAATTATTCTTCAAAATCTTAGCTTATATTTGGGATTTGAATGATGTATTAGCTCCAATGCAACAACGTGCATTAGCTGCATTGAATCAATATAACCAAACAGCTGAAAAGAAATTAGATTCTGTTGAAGAATATAATGATGAAATCTATGATAAAGATAAAGGCTTTATAGATGATATCAAGACTGCCTTTGGTGGTAGTGATTCTAATAAGAAGACTCCTGCATATAAACCAAATGCTCAGCAGTTAGCATCACAAACTCCTGCTACTCCTGGTGCTCAAGGTACTGGTAAGAAAGGACCTCTAGGTGCTGGTAGTGGTACTGCAAATGGTAATGGCTTATTAAGTGGCATGCAAAGTGACATGAATAAGCTTTCTCAAGGAACTAGTGGTTTAATGGGTAATCTTGTATCTCAAGCTGGTGATCTACAAGCACAAGTTTTAGGTACAGGTAAATTCTTTAAACAAAAAGATCCTCGATATGCTAATATCGGATTTAATACCTCTGGTGATAGTATAAATCAAACTATTGGAGATTCTGGATGTGGTCCAGTTGCTGGTGCTAATGCTCTTATGGCACTTGGTACAGGTACGATTAATCCAGCTGAAGCTTCTAGTTTCGCATTATCTGGGGGGTATAAGGGTACTGATACTGGTGTTGCTCCATCCTTCTTTGAAGGCTATGCTGCAAGGCATGGTGCTACTTCTTATTCCACTGATGCTCAAGGTACAATCAATGCTTTGAAATCTGGTAATCCAGTTGTACTTCAAGGTGAATCTAAATCTGGTACGTCTAATAGTCATCCATTTGGTTCTTATCCTCACTATGTAACTGCTACTGGTTATGATGCAAGTACTGGTAAAGTTACAATTCAAGACCCTGAATCTAATCGTGATAATGCTACATATAATATCAAAGATGTATTACGTAATACTACAACTGCTAATGCTTTTGGTAGAGGTAGATTATATGGACGTGATAAATTTAGTCAAGGTATTAGATTTGGTCGTGGTATTGAAGGTAATGTACCTATCATTTGGAATAAACTCCAAGGTTTAGGATTTGGTGATATTCATACTGCTGCGATAATGGGTAATATGGCTATCGAATCTGGTTTCGATCCAGCTATTAGTGAAATCGGTGGCGGTGGAGGCTTTGGTCTCTGTCAATGGGATGACCGTAAAGGTAACCTCGCTGAATATGCTCAAAGAGCTGGTAAGGATCCATCTGATCTTGATATTCAATTACAATTTATCAAGTATGAATTACAAGGTTCTGAATCTGCAGCTGCTTCTGAATTCTTTGCTGAAACTAGTAATATAGATAAAGCTACTGAAATTTTCTGTAGAAAATATGAACGACCTAATATGGCATATGCTAACTTAGAAGGACGTAAACAGGCTGCAAGAGAAATCTTACAATCTAAAGGTACTGGTAAAGTAACTAGCATTGCTGGTGGTAAATCTTCTGGTCCTACAAAGAAACCTGGATTATTATCTCCACTCTTCGATATGTATAACTCCATTAAATCTAACTTAGGTGCAGTACTTGGTATTGACTTAGGTGGTAATATTGGTGGATCTAGTGGTGG